CCGTGGCACCAGGCCACATCGTGAGCCAGATCGTGGTGGCAGACTGCGCCACGCCCACCCGCGAGATTGGCCACAGGGCAGGCGCGCTGTGCGAAAGTTCGCCGTTGTCCGACAGGTAGACCGGTTGCCCAGGATTCCACGCCCACCCGCTGTACGTCATGGGGCCGCGCGTGACGATGGGAACAACCTCGCCAGGTGCCGCCGCCGCCGCCGCCACCCCCACGGCTGCCGCCGTATAGGCCCGCGACAGGTTGCTTGCCAGCGCCGCCTTGCCATTCTCGTCGATGCGCACCACGCGCCCGAGAGCGATGGACTCGGCCGCGATCAGTGTTCCCACGGGCGCATTGACATCGCCGTCTTCCGGTGCGTCGTTGTTTGACACCCGCACGCCGTCGCGGGCGATCAGCGCGTCCGCGGCATCGTCCCAGATGCGGAACACCAGGCTGGCCCGGTAGAACGATGACCGGCCCGTGAACAACTCGACCATGGCATCCGTGGCCAGGTCGAGCTCGCACGTCCCGTCCGCCGCCACACTGGCATCGGTCAACACCGTGCCGTTCTTCAGCAGTTCCACTCGCCAGTCGGCGATGCTCCCGGGCGCATCGTCCACGCCGGCGAGCGTGATCAGCACCGTCTCATACAGCGCCATGACGGCAGACAGCGACACCTTCTTCTTCGACAGGTTCACCGTTGCCGTGACTGCTGTATGGTCGGCCATGATCTTCTCCCTAGCTCACAACGATGCCCTTGGCCGCAAGCTCCGCGCGCATCTGCGCCATGGTCGTGCGCACCACGACCTTGATGCCGTTGCGCAGGCAAAGAGCCTTCAAGTTTTCCTTGGCCGTGGAGCCGTCCCCGTCGTCAGCCTCGACGGGTGTGGCGCCCTCCGGCGCAGGAACAACGCTCGGCTCGACAGCCGGCGCCGGCGCGGCGCCGTCCAGCGGAGCGAAGTGGGCCGCCACGGATGGCGCCCCGGCGTCCTGCGAGTCGAAGCTCGCGGTGTCGCCGGGTTGCCACAGGCGGCCGTTGAAGAAGTTCTTGCGTGTGCAGGTAAACTTCTTCATGGGTGCCTCACTTGACCGCGAACGAGGAGTCCACGCCGTCCGTCAGGACCGCGTTAAACTTGCCGGCCGACAGGTTCTCCGTCCCCACGGTGTAGTACACCTGGAGGTAACGGGCCGCGCCGGAGGGCACGCGCACCTGCAAGCACCGGTAGCCCTGTACCAGGGACGCCACGGGAATTGCGGCCGAGGCGACCAGGTTGCTGTAGCTGCCACCCTCGGTGGCGCAGCTTTGCAGGGCAACCGTGACGGTGGCCGTGCTGTTGGCGCTGGTGCAGGTGGTGTCAACGGCGACATCGACCCACAGGGCGTCGGAAAGCGCGTTCCCGGCGGCGAGCGTGTCGATCACGTTGGTGGACGCGGCAGTAGCCGTGACGGCCTGCGCCTCGGAGAAGATGAGACCATTATCGATGTTCATGTTTTGCTCCATGGCCCGCCGGCGGATTGCGCCGGCAGGCCGGGTGTTGTTGCTGGTGGTGGTGGCTTACGCCGCGCTGACCTTGGCCTCGGTGTCCACAAGCGCGTCGCACTCGCGGATCGGCATGCCACGGAAGTTCAGGACCATCTCGCCCTGCACGTTGCTGTAGTTCAGCCCCGCGCCGTTCGAGATCGCGTTGCGCGTCTGCTTGTCCAGGTAGCGCAGGATGGTGTTGTTCGCGTAGATCGCGAACTTGGCGCCATTCTTGTACCGGCGGACCTTGTGGAAGGCGTCGGTCATCAGGTCGAGCAGGTTGGCCTCGGAGGCCGTGCCCAGCTTGGCCGTGTCGATGTTGCAGATGCGGCTGACGTAGCGCCAGTCGCGCACCGCGAGGCCGACGTTCCAGTCCCAGACGTCCACCATCGCGAAGTAGGTGACACCCGTGCTGGCGTTGCGCACCGACTGCTCGCCCTTGTCCATGTGCGACAGCCCTGCCTTGGACCCCTTCGGGTACAGGCAGTGGACGCTGCGCGGACCCCAGCCGACAAACCAGATGCTGGTGTTGGTGGCGCCCGTGCCCCCGCCATCGATCACGTTGTACGAGGTCTTCGTGGCGTCGCTGCCGGTGTGGGCCGAGAAGCGCACGGACAGACCGGTGAAGGCATCCGGGTCGTCGCTGCTGTTGCCGTAGAACAGCGTGTCGGCGAACTTCTGCTGCATCGACTCGATGTGCGGCGCGGCCTCGGACAGGCGGAAGGCGTTGCCATCGGCCTGCTTCTTGAGGACGTTGACATCCACCTCGCTCATGCTGCCGAGCTGCCCCGTGGCATCGGACACCTGCGTGGTGGCGCTCTTCGAGGGCGTGTAGCCCTTGTAGGCGCGGATCCAGGCCGAGTCCGGCAGACCGTTGCGGACGGTCGTGACGTTCTGCGTGCCGTCGTTGCACTCCATGAACGAGGCGTCGAGCAGGATCTCGTTGACCTCGTTCATCATCTCGGCGATGTCTGCGATCTTGCCATTCGGATCGAGCCGACGGGCAATATCGAGCATAGTCGGGTACTTGCTCTGTTGCGTAGCCATGTGTAGCCCCTCTGTCTAATAGCTGCCCTTACCGGCTGCCATAGAACTTGTCGGCCCTGTTTGCCGGCGCCGGACCCCCGCCGCTACTTGCGGCGCCGGGTGTCGGATCGTCGGAGATGGCGCGGCCAAAATCCGCCATCATGCGAATGAACGCGGGGTGGTCTCCCAGCTCCCGCAGGAAGAACGTCTTCAAAGCCTCATCAGGACAGCGCATGTCGAGCGCCCGCCGCGCCGCGCTGAAATCGGCCGGCTGAAACTGCTGCTGGCATTCGGCGCGGGATGCCTTCTTGGCTTCCATGATCTGCTTGGTGAGCTCGGCCTGCTGCGCCGACTGGTAGGCGGCGAACGAGTCAATGAGCCCCTGCGCGGCCTCCTGGCTGATCTTGTGCTGCGCGAGGACCGGAGCCACGGCCTGCCACGCGCCATCGTTCCAGGGAACGCTGTCGGGGCGCTTGAGTTCCTTGGCGTAGGCGGGTTCCTTCGCCTGCTCCTCGGCCTTGGGCTCGCCATCCTTCGCGGGATCATCAGCCTTCTTCTCCGCGCCATCCTCTGCCGCCTCGAGCAGCGTCTTCTCGCCCGCCTTGGTGTCGGCGCAGTCCTTGGCCTGCTCGGCCGCCGGCGCGGCCTGGTCCGCAGGCTTTGAGCCCTCGGCCTTGGTGTCGGCAGCGGCAGCGGCCGGAGCGCCTGCTGCGCCCTCCAGCGCGGTCGGTGCGGGCGTGGATGCGGTGGCGGTGTCTGTGGCCTGGTCAGCCATTGGTCGTCTCCTGTTGACGTTTGATCAGGTTGCGCTCGGCCGCGTCGAGCTCGTCCCGGCGGGCCCAGATCAGTAGCTCCGGCGCATGCCGGTCCAGAGTCGCCAGCAGCTCGAGCATCGCGCTGCGGCGCCCCTCGTTGAATGCGGTCCCCAGCGGGTCGCCCGGGACGTAGGACGCGGCGAGCAGCGTCGGCGTGATCATGGACATGAGCCAGCGGCGGCCGGCCGGAGACGCCATGACGTCCCGCACCGTGTCACGGCTGGTGACCTCGTCCTGCTTCCATGGCGTGTCGGTGGTGCTCATCGGGCCGCACCTCCTGCGCCAAGCAGGCCGGCCGCATTGGCCCCCAGGTTGCCCAGGGCCGTCCCGGGCTCCGCATTGGCCTGCCCGAGGTTCCGCGCGGCCTGCGTGGCTGCCATCATCTGCTGCGCCTGCTCCATCTGCTGCTGCTTCTGGGCGCGCGCCTGACGGATGGCGCTGGCGTCCTCGTCGGAGATGACCACACCGGCCGGAACGCCCAGCGAGTCGGCCGCCTCGTCGATGAGTCCGTCCGCGTCAACCTTGTCCAGGACCGACGGGATCGCCTGCGCGATGCCGCCGAAGCTGACGAATTGCCCAAGGGTCTGCATGCCGGCCATGCGCTGGGCCGAGGCCAAGACGCTGATGTACTCGACCTTGAGCGGCATCCCCTGCATGGGCTCTGGCGCTACGGGCAACAGCCTGCGGTCGGCCACGATCTGGAACGCACGGTCGATCAGCGCGTCGAGAAGCTCCAGATGCAGACGCTCGAGCACCGGCCCGAGCATGATCAGCTTCTCCTCATGCCGCTCGACCACCTCGCGAGCCGTCATCCGCGGCGTGTCGAGGTTGCCCAGCATGACAAACAGGTCGTTGTAGAACGCCTTCTTGATCCGCTGCTCGACCTGCCCGATGACGAATGAAACGGCCTGGAGGTCGGGCTGCACCTGGTAGAGCGGAGTCACGGCAGGCTTGCCGGCGGCGGCACCCTGCGAGCCGTAGTAGGTCAGTCCGCCCGGGAACGTGTTGAGCGGCACGCCGCGCATCGTGTCGGGAACGGCCAGCGGCGGGTCGATGAGCTTGCGCAGGCCGCGCAGCTTGTCCGACTCCATGACCTGCAATTGCTTGACGTCGCCCATGCAGCGGCGCCCGGGCCCGTAGCCGTAAGGCCCGCCGGAGACCTGCCACCGAGGCGCCAGGATCGGGTTGCCTCCGTAGCCACGCACGGCCAGCACGCCGCACCGGTCATCGGCCGTGTCGCTGTAGTCCTCGAGCCAGTAGATGGCGCGGAAGGGCTTGCCCCGCACGGTCGGCACATCGATGGCGTTGCTGTGCGGCTCGACCAGACAATGGACGGTGATGTCGAGGTCGTCCTCGCGCGAGGGATTGCCAACGGCCACCGGTTGGAGCTTGTCGCGGAGCGTCTGCGGGAGGACGTCCTCGCCGAACTCCTCCGCGAGTCCCGAAAGCGTCAGGCTGAACTTGCGGTAGAGGGACGTCACCAACCCGCGCCGGTCGGCGCCGAGCGCGTAGCTGCCCTGGTCCAGGACGTAGCCATGGAGCGCCCGCTCGTCGTCCTCGACAATGAGCGCCGCGGCGGTGCCGAACCCGCCGAGGTGCAGGTAGATGT